AAAAACCTAGGATTTGGCTCTATCCCGGACCGAGCTTACGTAGTTGTCGGAGAGTATTACACATTGCCGACAGAATTTACTGCGGCTGATGACGCGCCGCCCGCTGTGTTTCCTACTCGCTTTCACATGATGATCGTGTACCGAGCCATGATGTTTTATGGCGGGTATGAGTCCGCGCCAGAAGTTTATCAGCGCGGAGAATTTGAATTTAAGCGGTTGATGAATCGTTTGGATATCGATCAATTGCCAACTCTTGTTAGCGGCCCACCGCTTGCGTAAGGCGCACGTATGCCGTTAACAACGCCTCGAGTTAATTACGACCTGATTCGCCTTAACGGCGGGCTGGATCAGGTAACCCCTACTTTGTCTTTGCCTCCGGGCGTTGCCCGCCGGGCAGCTAATTTTGAATGCTCGATCACCGGCGGGTATACCCGGATCGTAGGTTATGAGCGCTTTGATGGCCGGCCCAGCCCATCCGAGGCCGTGTACAACCTTTTGGTTTGCGCATTGACCGGCACGGTTGCCGTGGGCAATACGATCCTTGGTTTGTCTTCCGGGGCCACCGGCAAAGTAATTGCTCGGTCCGGTAACGACGTAGTCATTACGCGAGAGACCGGCACGTTTTTAACATCAGAAGGCCTATCAGTTAGCTCAACTAACGTGGGCACAATTACCTTGGTTCAGGGTGTTTCAGCGGACGGTTTGCTAGACGCGACCTACCGAAACTTGGCAGCCGACAGTTATCGAGCCGACATTACCGTCGTGCCCGGATCCGGCGCAGTGCTAGGCGTTTCTTATTACAACGGGGTTTGCTACGCTTGGCGAAATAATGTCGGCGCTACCGCAGCGGTTATGTACAAATCCAGCAGTTCTGGCTGGACCGCAGTTACTCTTGGCAAACGAATGACGTTTGACAGCGGCATATTGGCCATCGCCGACGGGGTCACGTTAACTGGACAAAGCAGCGGCGCTACTGGCGTAGTGGCCCGAACAGTTTTAGAGTCCGGCAGTTGGGCAGCGCATGATGCCGCCGGCCAATTGATTCTTTCTAGTACTACCGGCACGTTCACTGTTGGCGAGAATTTGCGAATCGGCGCTACTGTTTACGCTCACGCAACTTCGGTCGCCGCTCAATTAACTTTGGCCCCCGGCGGTCGATACGAGACGGTGATTGCCAACTTTGGTGGCGGCACGGCCAACTACAAAATGTACGGCGCCAGCGGCGTCAACAATGCTTTTGAATTCGATGGCACGACTTACGTTCCTATTCGGACCGGCATGTCAACGGACACTCCAACGCATATCATTTTTCATAAGCAGCATTTATTTTTGACATTTGGCGCGTCTTTGCAATTTAGCGCCTTGGGATATCCGTATCAATGGAGCCCGTTGTTGGGCGCTGGTGAAATTGCAATGAACGGTCCAATTACCAATCTGTTGGTTTTGCCGGGCAACCAGTCTAGCGGCGCATTGGGTGTATATACTCGACAAGACACGTCCGTTTTGTACGGCACAAGTTCAGCGACGTTTCAGCTTTCGGCTTTTAACACCGGCACTGGCGCGTACCCGTACACGGCGCAAAACCTAGATCAGTCTTACGTGCTTGACGATCGCGGGGTTATCAGCATGAGCACCTCGCTGAATTTCGGTAACTTTGTGCCTGCTTCGTTGACCATGCAGTTGCGGCCGTTTATTCAAGCGCACCGCGAGTTGGCAATCGGCAGTTCAGTCAACCGCGACAAGGGCCAATACCGGCTGTTCTTTTCGGACGGTACGGCGTTGTATATGACCATCATGAACGGGCAAGTTCTGGGTAGCATGCCAATTCAATTTTTACATACAATTAATTGCTGCATCGACAGCGAAGGACCCAGCGGCGGCACCGTTCAGTTCTTTGGATCCGGGAACGGTTATGTGTACCAAATGGACATGGGTACCAGTTTTGACGGCGAAGCAATTGCAGCCAACATAAATTTGGTGTACAACTCCACCAAGTCGCCGCGCATATTGAAGCGCTACCGCAAAGCCAGCTTGGAAATCACCGGAGACTCTTATGCCGAAGTTCAATTTGGATATGATTTGGGATACAGGACACAGGCTTTAACCCAAGCCAACGACGCCACGTATACAAACGATTTGCGATCAAGTTACTGGGATGAGATGATCTGGGACAATTTTGTTTGGGACGGGGCGGATATCGCCCCTACAGAAATTGAAGTTACCGGAACTGCGGAAAACATGTCAATCCGGTTGTCATCAAATTCTGATCTTCTCAATTCTTTCACGGTGAACAACATTATTGTTCACTACACAATGCGTCGAGGACTACGATGAGTAATTCATATTACAACCACACCACCTACCCTACCCCGAACTCCCCGGGCGCGTCTGCCCAATTGCGCAATGAGTTGGAAAACATTACAGCCGGATTTAATTTATTGCCCACGTTGACAGGCAATGGCTACAAGGTAGCCATGGTCTCTTCTGACGGGACCACATTGACCGCGTCATCCGCTTTGCAATCTTTGGCAATCACAAGCTCTACTCTTAACAGCACGCCCATCGGTGCGACTACGGCCGCCGCCGGAACTTTCACCAATCTTACCGTTACGGGTACGTCCAATTTAGGTTCTAGTTCGGTCATCACTGGCGGAACGATTAATGGAACGATTATCGGCGGATCTAGCCCCGCAGCCGGCTACTTCACAACCCTATCCGCCTCGAGCGGCTTGACGGGTAACGTCAGCGGTAATTTGACCGGCAATGTCACCGGCAATGTCACCGGCAACGTAACAGGTAATATCACCGGTAATATCACTGCCAGCGCCGGCACTTCGGCGCTTAACAACGTAACGATTTCTGGCACGCTGGACATGGATGCTGGGACAGTTAACACCATCATTAACTTGGCCACGCCCACCAACGCGGGCGACGCAGCCACCAAAGGTTACGTAGACACCGGTTTAGCGCTCAAATTGGCTTTGGCTGGCGGCACTATGTCCGGTGCTATTGCGATGGGCACCAGCAAAATTACAGGTCTTGGTGACCCATCTAGTGCACAAGACGCGGCCACTAAAACATACGTAGATACCGCCGACGCTCTTAAATTAGCTTTGGCTGGGGGCACCATGAGCGGCGCTATCGCCATGGGCACCAATCGCATCACCGGTCTTGGCGATCCAAGTGCCGCCCAAGACGCCGCAACCAAAAATTATGTTGACAACACCGCACAAGGTTTGGATGCCAAAGCGTCTTGCGTTGTGGCCACGACTGCCAACATTACTTTGTCTGGCACTCAAACAATCGACGGTGTGGCCGTGGCTGCCGGCGATCGGGTGTTGGTTAAAGACCAAGGCACATCATCAGCCAACGGCATTTATGTTGCTTCGGCCAGCACTTGGTCCCGATCAACAGACGCCGATACTTGGACCGAATTAGTTTCGGCTTTTACGTACATAGAAAAAGGCACAACCAACGCAGACAGCGGATGGGTTTGTACTGTTGACGCTGGCGGCACTTTGGGTAGCACCGCAATTACTTGGGTCCAGTTCTCCGGCGCTGGCCAAATCACCGCTGGCGCCGGCCTGACCAAAACCGGCAACACTTTGGATGTCGGCACCGCGTCAAGCAGCCGTATCGTTGTCAACTCAGACAACATTGACTTGGCCACCACGGGCGTAAGTGCTAATACGTATAAGTCCGTTACCGTGGATGCTTACGGCCGTATCACGGCCGGTACAAATCCCACTACGTTGGCTGGCTTTGGGATTGCCGATGCCTACACATCATCCGCAACCGACACATTGTTAAGCGCCAAGCTCAATCTGTCTGGTGGAACAATGACCGGCGCGATCGCCATGGGGACTAACAAGATCACCGGTCTTGGGACCCCGACAACTACAACTGACGCGACTACCAAAACTTATGTAGACACGGCCAACGCCCTTAAACTGGCTTTGGCCGGCGGAACAATGTCGGGCGTCATTGCCATGGGGGCCAACAAAATTACTGGTTTGGCCGACCCCACAACTAATCAGGACGCAACAACCAAATTCTACGTAGACAGCATTTTGGGCAGCGCTACCAGCGCGGCAACATCTGCGGCTGCTGCGGCAGTGAGCGAGACCAATGCCGGCAACAGTGCTACGGCAGCGGCTGGTAGCGCATCTAGCGCGTCTGGTTACGCAACCACTACGTTGGGCTACCTAAACTCTTTCCGTGGCCAATACTACGGGGCTCTGGCTTCGGATCCTACCTTGGACCCGATAGGCAATGCACCCAGCACCGGCGACCTGTATTTCAACAGTTCGTCCCTGACCATGCGCGTCTACGACGGCTCCGTTTGGAACACGGCCTACATCCCGACTTCCGGCTATTTGCAGCTATCGGGCGGCACCATGACGGGCGCAATTACGTTTGCAGGCGCACAGACTTGGCCAACTTTTAACCAAAATACTACCGGCACGGCTGCGGGTTTATCTGCGACATTGGCCATCGGTTCCGGCGGCACTGGTCAGACTACAGCGAACGCGGCATTCAACGCTTTGGCGCCAAGCCAAACTGGCAATAGCGGCAAATATTTGACAACGGATGGGTCCAACACTTCGTGGGCAACCAATCCTTTGGGGACCGTGACTTCTGTTGCTCAATCTTTCACGGGCGGTTTGATCTCAGTTGGCGGCACGCCAATTACAACAAGCGGCACGTTGGCTTTGACCGTTGCGGGAACCAGCGGCGGCATTCCCTACTTCTCAAGCGGCACGACGTGGGCCACATCTGCGGCCTTGGCGGCTAATGCCTTGGTAGTTGGCGGCGGCGCTGGCGTGGCTCCCGCCACGGTCACGACGGGCACCGGGGTAGTCACTGCTCTAGGTGTTAACACCGGGTCCGCTGGGGCCTTTGTGGTCAACGGCGGGGCTTTGGGCACACCGTCCAGCGGCACTTTGACCAACGCTACCGGGTTGCCGCTGACTACAGGCGTCACCGGCACACTGCCTGTCGCTAATGGCGGCACTGGATTGACATCAACCCCTGCCAATGGTCAAATAGACATTGGAAACGGAACAAACTTTACAAGAACCACCATTACGGCTGGAACGGGTATTGCTGTTACAAATGGTTCTGGATCAATCACAATCTCCGCAAGCGGTGGTAATTCGGCAAGTATTCCGTTTGTTTACTTTTGTAGTAGTTTCAATTAAGGAACAATCATGGCATCTGGAATTTTAGGGCAATCTGCTCCTACAGCATCAACAAACACTACGGTGTACACAGTACCCACGTCAACCACATCTACGTTCAATGTAAGTTTTTGCAATACTGGAACCTCACCTGCAAACGTGCGATTGGCTGTATGTGCTTCTGGTACGCCAGCGGCATCTGAGTACCTAGAGTACGACTACAACCTATTGGCTGGCAGTGTTTTAGAAAGAAGTGGAATAGTTGCTCAAGCGGCTAAACTTGTTGTTGTTTACACAGACACTGCTACTGTTGCAATTTCTGTTTATGGATATGAGGCTTAATCATGGGACGTAATACAAATCCACAACTGACACCTGTTGTACCAATCAATGGTGCAACATACCGAAACGCATCACAGAATGGTTTAATTATTGATGCTACTGGCGCTCAATACCTGCCATCAAACGCTGTTTGTTTACTATCAAGTACAAACTACTCAAAGTATGTTTCACTTAATTCTCAAACGTCAACGGCACTTAATGCTAGTGTAAGTGGAAGTTCGGCTAAAAATTTTGGTACGGTTGTACCCCAAACACAATCTATATCTGTAAATCAATATATGCCTTACTTTGGTAATGTGCCAACAGCAGGTTACCCTTTTACAAGCAGAACTGGTAAGTATAGATATTTAGGCATGGCAGGCACAAATGGGACAGTATCTTTAGGCTCGCAAAACGCTCCGGGGTACAAGAATGGAGGAGCACAATCAGTAATTGTTGCCGCATATAACGCAACAACAGGTGCGTATCTTGGAAGCCCAAGCGTATACCCAATAGCATCTTGGTATGACTCTTCAACAAGTTTATTTAGGGTTATTGCAACTCCATCCAATGGAGGCTCAAACAACACGGCTTTTCTGTACACATCTTCAGATGGAGCCATTTGGACGCAAACAACGATTACTTATGTTTCTCAAGTAAATCAATTTACTTATTATCTATTTGCTGATGGTACTTATAATAATGTAGGGGCAACGGCAATAAACCAAAAAGGATTTTTCTCAGTTATAGATGGTTCTGGTAATAGCCAATACTGTATGTTTAGAACTACCGATGGTGGTGCAACACTTACCGAAATTACTTCCAACATAACTGGTTCAGCGAACTATTACAACCCTGCTAAAAGTAACATGTGTGGTTTTAGCCATAACTATGATGGTACAACTTTGTTTGTTCCAGCAAACTCTGGGTGGAAATATTCTACAAACGATGGAACCTCGTTTACTAGCCCAACAATAAGCGGGGTAACATCAAGTTCAGATCAAAGCGTAGTGGGTGCATTTTCTGCGGCAAATAACTCTAGTACATTTATGATGGTGTACAACACAAGGGTTACTAGCAATAAAGTTTATGTAACCACTAATGGCGGTCAATCATTTACAACATACAGTTGGACTCCCGCCGCAACTTTAAATAGTTCGTACTACCAATGCCCCGGTGACTATGATTCCACAAACACTCGT